TAATTAGAGGTATTTCTGCGCCCGTCATGAGAAGCTGAATTCGAATTGGAATATCAAAAGATTGATGTTTAGGGGGAACACGGAGTCCGATTCAATATAAATCGGGACACGGGAGCCCAGAGTGTTGCGAATGGAAAACTCATAATCCTTAGATAATAAGGGAGGCGCTATATCCGTAATGCCGACGCCCTCCTTTATCTCCACATCGTCCAGCAGCAAGGGGTCATCTCCCGTCTTTAGGAAGTTAGTCCATAATACTTCCGCAAAGGCGGACTTCAGTTTCTTGGGGATTCCCCGTGTCGTACCTATAACCGTCTTACCCCCATGAGCCAGGAACTTCATGGTGGAACTGAACCTGTAACCGATCATTATAGTCGGGTAATAAGTAGGGTTGTCCTGCATACAGGAGATAAGTATGGTGTCCCATCCCGTTATTGTCCCTGTAGAAGATACGGTATAATCCCCCCGAAAATCACCATCTACAACAATAGTGATAGTCTCATTAAGAAGCCAGGCCAAAGAGGAAATCCCGGAGGCCAGAAGAGTGGCAACGTCAAAAGAGGTATAGGTCAAAGTCCCCTGCATATACACCATGCGAGACGTATTTATGGGGTCTGAGGGATAAAAACTATTGGGTACGGCAGTGGTACCACAAGACGGAATATAGCCCTTGGACTCCAGCGGGATGAAGTTGTCCGCCATTTTCTCCAGAGTGCGTATCTCTACAGCTCCGTTTATCTGGCGGTTTGTAACAACGTATAACCTCCCATCGGCACGGGAGGCGATACTCTCCGCTTTACCTTCCGTCCCGGCAATACGGTAACGGCTCCAGGAAAAGAATTCCTGGTCTTTCAGGTAAGTAACAACGGCTAATTGCCCATCGTTACGGACAGCCCATATACTGGGAACACCCTCACGTTTATATGCGAGCTGCTTAACAAAGCCTCCCTCACGGTAGATATGCTCACTTAGGATGCTTATTTCCCTTGCGGCTATCTGGGTGTTTTCGTTATAAGATAACTGGTACAGCTTAGTACCCCCCTTACCTATAAACAATACGGAAGAGCCTATTCGTAACGGGGCTACGGGAATACCGCCGTCAATGAAATCGGCGGAACCGAAATCGGATTCCGTCTTAGAGGTTATATTGGCGGGGGTTATAAGGTTATCCGTAGCCTTCCCTAATATGGAATAGACCCGCCGAGAAGTCCCGACAACCAAATATCCGAAGGACTCCATCCATACAATTCTATCAAGTGTAGAAGAAAGAAGACGCTCAGCGCCTCCAAAATTATCAAGAACCTCGCCATTGTTTGCGCTCGGAGAAAACTTTTCATACTCGTATTTTTTAGAATAGGAGTACACATCGGGGTTGTCCGGATTACCTCCGAAGAACTGACGTTCCTGATGATAGCTACTGACAAAAGGATAATTACCCGTATACCACTGCCCCCAACGCCACTTCTGGGTAAGCCCGTCCTGAAGAAACTTGGTCTTATCTTTATCGGCATAAGGGGGATACCTGGAAAGAGTTACATTGGCGGTTACTGATGACTGGCTGTCTATTTTACAGGGGATTTGCTCTCCGCCTAAATCCAGACGAACCCACCTACCAACATCATTTGGCACAAAAAAGGCGGATGAAGTAGCTAAAGTGGATGTGATTACCTCATTCTCATAAGTGCACTCCGTATTATCGACCACTTGAAAGGGAGCTAGGAGAGTAGCGGTGCAGACATCTATCTGACGTTTATATCTAACATACAACTCCCCGCCATTATCGAAAAAAGCCTGCTGGTAGTGGTTAGCGTTATAGTCATTTACGAGAGTTCCATCTGCGGTAAACCGGTAACTAACATTATTCTCGAACTGCGGAGCCGAATCTATCTCTATACCTAAAGGGGGAGCGCCGGTAGCGGCAGTCTTTATCTCATAAGTGCCGTTAGCGTCCATATCCTTATAGTCGGATATGGTCTCGCCCAACTCCCATCTGTCCCGTAAACCCAGGTATTTATTGATAAGATACCAGGAAGCCCCGACTTTTATGTAGGAGCCCTCAAGTGCGGTAGTGAAAATACTGGTAGTGGCCTCGACAAGACCTTCGGCTGCGTTGAAAGTAAGCTCTGTCTTAGGATCAATATCGACTACTACATTATCAATCGGCTCTATCGAAGCCGTATCAGTAGTCGGAGTAACAAGAACCTTGGCCAAATACAATTCACCGCCCTTATGGTAGTCCACATAATCGTTGGCGACCACAGGAACACCCGTCCAGTAAGCTGCGGTCAGAGCCCGGAGATTAGCGGTATAGGTAACCGCGCCCAGTCGAAGCCAGGTGTCCGTACTGTCCCAGTAATTATACGGGCCATCATTATATGGGAATACCGTATAGGAAAAAGTGTCAGTCGCCGTTCGGGTTATCTTATAGGGAGCGATAGTCCCACGAAGATGGGTTACCGTGAGAACGTCCCCCTGTTGAGCAAAGTACAAGGAATCCAGGTCCGTTTCCGTATAGACCGTAGTAATAAAAGTCAGGAGGGAGTCATTCTTGTATATATGAAGAAGCAGGTCACTGAAAAGTAACAGATAATAAGTGTCATCGGAAAAGGTAAAACTCTCACTACGGGTCTTGGCATTTGCGAGAATAGGGGTTATGTGATGGGTCCCCATGTGGCGAATAATACCTCCCTGGGGTTGAGCAATCATACCCTCGCACACCTCTAGCCCACTCTCTCTCTTTTCCAGATCAGATCGACCCCGAAAATAGGGGCTTACTTCGCCTAACGAAAAAGAGGGCTTCTCATAATAGAACTGTGACATTACAGAGCTTCAATGACACCGGCATTAAATGTTCTGAACGGTCCACCGGACTGTCCTTTATTTACCGTATCCATAGTCTGCTCCGTATGATACTGTCGTCCGCTGTTCCTTCCGTCATTGGCTGCGGCCTTAGCCATGACTTTCTGGAACTTCTGGTCATAGAAAGCGACATGTTTATCCCCGGAACGACCCAGGTTACTAAGGAAATCAGAGGCGAGATAGTAGATCATAGCCTCATTGAAATTAGGGTCATTAAGGTCTGCGTCCTGCGCATCCTTAATATAGATAAGCCGAAGTTCCGACTTATTGGAAAGTAGTTTATTGGATTCACGGGTATAGTCATCAACAACTACATCATCGCTATCCGCCAGACGATAGATTCTCAGGAAATCAGTCGGGAGTATCGCCGAATAGTCATACCCGAAAGAGGGAGCCGTAGCTTCCGTAGTCAGGACCAGTCGAGTCCTGGCGAAGGACCAGTCAATGCAACCGAGAACAAACCTCTTACATAGTTCATACCGTGAAGAGGCAAGCCGAGCCTCCGGAGTGTTCTCGACGAAAGAGGTTATCGCATGGGCCCCTATCTTGGATAAGGCCCCATTAGCGAGTTCTACCTTGGTTGCTGTTACAGCCATAAGTCCCTATTGCCGCCCCCGAAGGGGCGGACAATAAAGGTTAGGATTACTGTATAATATAGGGGATGTGGAAACCAAAGGTTATGTTTCCATCTAAGGTAGTCCCTGTATTAAGTAGGGTTCTTACGGTAAGGTCGTCAGCAAGACTGAACAGAGCAACTACGTAGAACTCTTTTACAAGAGGTGTTCCATAGGCGGAAAAAAGTCCGTCCCCTGGATTAACCGTATCTATAACAACACTCTCCACAACGGGGAATTGCTTCCCGAAACCGACAGTAGTTCCGATTACCGACAGATTGGTGGACAAACAGGTACGTAAGGTAGAGGTAGCCCCAGCCGTGGTAATGTCCTTGGCTCCGGTAGCATCAAGCGTACCCGAACCATCAACAGCTTCCAGACCAAGAGCTATCTCAACATCCACTATCTGAGCATTCTCCGGAGTTCCTGTGGCAATAGAGCCACCGGTAATCAGCAGAGCCCCTTTAGGGAGCTTACCCAGACGAATAGCGTCTGTTTCAGTTAAGTTACCTGCGCCATCTGTATTGGAGTAAGTAGCGCCATTCCTGTCATTAAGCGGGTTAAACTTCGCTGCAAGAGAGCGAACCCTGCCTTTTACATATTTAGCCTCCACAAAACCGCCACCGAGAACTGTAACGTAATCAGAAGAACCGGCCAGTGTTTGAGGTGTATTCCATGCCATAATATATTATCTTTCTATTTTAAGTTAATAATTAATCATTACAATTAACACGAATTACATGCTCACCCCACATACGAATAGCATCGAAAGAAGCCCTTATGTATATGTAAGGAACGTTTCTTTTGTCTGGACGACGAATTAAAGTCGCTACCAGATTCTGACCAACAGTCAGTTTGATACCACGAGGACCTAAAACGAAACAGGAGCGAACACCACCAGTAGCGGTCAATCTGTTGGAAACAACATAATTGAAACCCATGAATGCGTTCAACTCACCCTCTCCAAGAACCTTTGACGTATTAGTATCAAAATTCTGGATAGTACCGTCTCCCATCATATCTTCCCACTGCTCAGGACCCATGATAAAAGGGAGCTTAGCTTGCGGATTGTAGGACTCATCCTCCATCATAGCTTTCTTGACGGCGGTAAGTTTCCCTACGTTGATGAGAGCCGTACCTCCGATATTAACACCGATATCAAGACCTTCAGTAGTAGTACCATCACCACGGGTAACTGCACCTGCTACCGTGGTAACATAAGCAATACTCGAAGTTGCACCTTGTTTTCCAACAGTGGCAGCTTTAGTTGCGGCATCAACAATCTGAGTGTCTTTATGGCGGGCGAAAGCGGCTAAGGCTGCTGTCGTATATTCATTGGTAGGGTCAGTGGCGACACGGATTAGATCCTTCTCGTCAATGAGTTTCCCCCATTCGAAATCTCTCAATTCCGAACGTCTTTTACCGTGAGGGACATCCATGTGGGGACTATCTCCATAACGGTCGGTCACCTGAACAACGTCGTCTGCCAGACCAAGTCTGTCATAGAACTCATATTCAGATGCCTGTGGCGTAGTTTCGACGAATGGGGTCAATTTTGACTCCATTTGCTGGAAGGCATGAGTAAAACCGGCATTAAACTGGTTAATGTAGGCTGTCTCAATTATCCCAGAGCTTGTAGCTGAACTTGGCATAATTTATTATATTAAGTATTAAGATTAGAATTAATTGGATACTAACCAGACCGTCCCCGGCTACCTGACGATTATATAATAGACCGTCACCAGCTACCTACTATTTGTAAGCAGCCTTTACATGCTAAACGCCTTATGTCCAGTAAAATCTACCGATGGTCACCACCGGAATATACTTTCTGGTATAAAGAATTCTTGGTGGCTATGGCATTGGCGTGGCCCGGATGCTTCTTGTCGTACAGCGCCTTCATATTTTCCGGGTCGGCTTCAAACCGCTTCAACTGCTCCAGACTCTGGGCGGGAGTTCCTGCGAAAACCGTCTCAGGTGAAGTGCTGGTGCCAAAGTTATCGCCGGACATCATGGCCCCCATCTTATAGAACATACTGAAGAAGCGGGGATCTGTCGCCAGACCGGACTTATTTACAAAGTCTATGGTCTCCTCATCCGCCAGCTTAGCGAATGCGGCCTTTGCCATATTCACATTAGCGTTAAATCCTTCTTCTCCACCCCAGTCAGAGCGAAGTTTGTTCAATAAACCTTCCTTTTCCTTGGCTGTCTCTGCCTGTCGATTGGCATAAACACCAAATTCCCGTTCCAGGTACTCCTTCATTACGGCCTCACCCTGTTTCTTGGTGAGTCCTACTTTATGGAAGACACCCTTGAAGTGAGCCATCTCCTCTTCAGGAAGTGCCTCTATTCCATCGGGAAGTTTTTCAAATTTGGGGCTCTCATACCCTTCCGACTGCTCCGGTCTTCCAAGTCTAGTATAATGCTCCCCCCACTCATCATCGCTCCAGCTTTCAGTTGGGGCTGGCATTTTGTCGGCTCCGATGAACTTCTGGGCTCCGACAAGTTGCTTGGAGATGTTCGCGAAAGCATCACCGACAGTCTTCGCCTGTACGTTATCAAAGACGGGATTGTGCCTAATGTCCTCTGGGATGAGGGGTTTCCAATCGTTTGTGTCATCAGGTGACGGTGTTGATACGACCGGGTCCGTCAAGGAAACTCCGGGATCTGCGGGTGGTGTGTTATCTTCTGCCATGATTTAATATATGTTCTGCGGTTGTTATTGAAAAGTCAGCCATTTTCTTTGGGGTCTGATATACATGCTGGATAATACTTGTTACAACACGACGTTCCCCTACATTGACGAGGACCTCATCGTGAATTACGTTCGTCTTCACATCGAACAAATGGACATTCTTACAAAGATCCATAAGGACCCTCTTCCCCAGGTCCGTCCCGAACAGGGCGGCATAGTCCTCCTTTGAGGCTATCTCCGAGGGTTTTCCGAATTCGGGACTGATTAAATTACGTACTATGTCTTCCGGCATTAGATAGCCACACCCATTTCCTGAGCTTGTGCTACATTCTTGAGTGCGTTGGTTGCGGGTTCCGCGGTTTGTTCGATGAGAGAGGCTTGTCTTTCCTGCTCCCGTTGTTGTTTTAAAGCTTCCAGTTCTTCGTCACTATTCAATACTTCCGCCCGGACACCACGTAATAAGTACCGGCTAAGACGAGGAATATTGATAGGGTCCAGCGCCGCGGGGTCAATCTGCGCAAGAGGTAACAGACGCTCAAGTGTTGACAACACCTGATTCTTGTCTGCGAATAGCTGAGCACGGAAGGCGGGAGACACGAAGGAAATATCCATAGGTAGGAACTCTTCGAGGGATTGAGGTATCGGGGGCAATCTCCCATTTGCCTGTAGTAGAAAATACGTTGTTTTCACTACTTTGGAGAGATATCCGCTTTCGAGCTGCGTTATGATGGCCCCCATCTGACGTAGCTGCTCTTCCCTGTCATCAGAGATTTCCGCTATCGTCTGGCGTTCCTTCTTTTTGGGGCGAAATAACAAGTCTATATAGAAGCAGCGATTTACCGCCTCCTGTTTTGCCTGTAAAAGTTCCAGGGAAACACGTGGGTCTGAACCCGTGTGCATGGGGAATGGGTTCTCGGCGCCCTCTTCCTTCATGATGACTCCTCCGGGAACGAACTTCATCGGAGTAAAGAACCCTTCATTCTGGAAAACGAACGGTGGGCGATTGGCCATTTGAGCCGCCGTAAGGATTTCCTTGGTCAATTCATTGAGGACCCTGATTTCCGGAAGACAGAAGAATGCGGGAGGGTGTCCATAGACCCCTTCCGAGTTTATCGACCAGCGAGGAAATAGATAAGGAAAGTAGTCAAAGCCAGAAACACGTAGAATATAATCATCCGTCTTTCCGTCAAGAAGCCACCATACCGATGCCCAAGGCTTATTTTCCGGCGTCTGGGCTTTGATGTTTCTTTCCTTTCTTGGATATACGGAATGGATTAACGTCCACTCCTTCTCGGAGGGCTCATTATGAAAATCCTTTGGCAGACCCTTGTTCCCACCTCCGGGAGCTATGAACTCCTGGACAATCTGTCGAGTCGTCCGGGTTTCCTTCCGGAATACCGTATCAATCTCCCCGAGATAATTAACGTCCAAAAGGCAAGCCGCCAGAGGATAATGCTTAAAGACAACAGAGTTTCTGTTCTTATCGTAAACGATAGACTGAGGCCCTACACTAAAGCGCACCATTTCCAGATAACTCTGGTTGGCAGCGGTCTTGAACTGGGATTCGGCCTTACCCAGTTCCTTATACATTATGTCCCCTATCAAATCCAGGTATTCCCTGGCATCCTGGGGCAATCTATATACTAATTCATTGTCAGGTCCTACATTAAACCACCGCCCGACAGGATTAACCATGTCGCTGAAGAGCCCGTTAGCGAGAGTCTCAGCAGCCTTGATAGCAGTACCATCATAAATGTTGCCGACCTCAGAAGGCTGCGGAGTCTTAGTCCCGGAACTACCCGTGAATGAGGGGACATTCGGCGAAATAAAGGAGCGGATTTCCTCAAAGAGGGTATCGAACGGGCCACGGATTTTCTGTAAAGCCGTCCACCGGGACTCAAGTTGGGCATAAAAATCCTTCTTTATCATGTTATGGATATACCGGCACCGGTACGTTCCGAACTTCTTCCTGTAAATACATTGCCCCCAAAAGAGGTCCTCTTAGGAACTGCGTTCAGCTCCGTCTTTTTTCGCTTTCCCGTTTTTGCCGCAGGAGCACTTATGACCGGGAATATCGCTGACACAGGGACCGGAGCCGGTCTTTTCGGTTCTGGTGGTGTTGGGCCTCCCATAATTACTAAGAAATTTTAAAATTCGGTTGGTTTTATACCGTACAATCGTACTCCTGCCCGTAAGCTCACGGGCAAAAGAGATATAAGGCAAGGGGTAAGGCATATACTTAACCAATGTCAACAAATCAAATCCGGGCTTAATCCGAAGATACCAGATGTACCAGGCATCATTGGATCGTTTCCCCATAATAAAGAACTTATTCCCCTTGAAGACATAAGTCTCCTGGTCGGGATTATCGAAATAGACACTGAACCAATAGGAGAAATCCTTCCCCACGCGCTCGTGGTCGGCTATAGCCTGCTGATATATGGACTTAGCTGTACTCGAAATCTGTTGGCGATGCAGCCTTATACCCAAACTTTCCATACACCCTTTCCATTGTGTCCTCCTCCGCAGTCATCTTTCGACGGGGAGAGAAACGATTATAGTCGGTCTCCATTTTCATATTGCCACGGATTCTGAAATTACTGTCAAACTTAACACCGGTAGCCAGGACCCTGAACGCATCAGCAGGATGGGAAGCCCAGTCATGGACGGGGGTGTTCTTGTAGGTCTGGTTCATTTCATCCCATTCCCGGCGGTGGGAGCTGAGCCCCTGGATTCCGCGACTGCACTTCGCATAGTCAAAAGCGCATATCGGGAGAATGGTGCGGACAAAGTTACGTCCCTCCTCTTTTCGCAGCTTCTTTACGACTTTGAACCGGAGTCCGAGGTCCTTGAAGATGGACCAGAGGGTTTTTCCGGAGGAGTGCATATTTCCGGCCTGCAAGTCCCAGGGTCCGTAGTGGGTTCCGTAGTTGTAATCCTTGTCGCCGATGATTTTAACATAGTCCGACGGACCTTTCCCAGAAGATTCATAGTAATCAATGAGCGCAATCTTTCCTCCGAGGAATTGAAAAAACCAGATTGATGTGGCGTCATCGTAACCGAGGTCCCAGGCGGTATGGACGAGTTGGGAGTGGTTGTATGGCACATGTGTTATTAGGTTTTTGGTTCTTAGGTAACGCATCTGCGTTTCATAGTAGGCCCCCTGGATGGGAGCATTGAACGAGCACATCATTTCCTGCTGGAAAAGTGCCTCGTTACCAAGTTCGTTACGCAGGTTACGAATCTGGTCGGGTGACAAATACTTTATATCTGTGGCTTTTTTATGCTCCCAGTACCATTTAGGGTTCGCCTTGGCATTCTCCAGCATATCCCAGCCGTGGTTCTGCCCACGTGGAGTATACAACCACATCGCCCATCCATTGTTCTGATTGAGAATAGGGGCCGATAGTTTCCATACCATGGGATCCATCAAGCTCCACTCGGAGAAGTATATCCCTATAGGGTTCGCCCCAACAAAGCGGTCCGGCTTGTCGGATCCCATTATCTGAAAAACACTGCCATTTTTGAGCTCCAGTGTCATCTCGGCGTTTTGCCGGGACTTTACGAGTTCTTTTGGAAAAGCGTCTAAAAAGCGCTTTCCATCCATATCCATTCCATTCCATGCTATTCTCCTTCCTTGGTTGAGGTAGGGATAGACCCCCCAGTACAAGCCAACGCGCTGCTGGGAAGCTACCGCTATCCGGTTAATTCCTACGTAATCCTTTCCGTGACGACGAGGCCAAACAATAACGGCCCGCTTGCCGTTGTTTTCCATATACTTCCAGAGCGGAAGCTGGAACCACAACGGTCGCCACCCCTGCGCGGGAAGGGTGACGGTTGTGGAAAGTATTCCCACCTAGAAGCTATAGGAGATTCCGGCGGATACCGTAATGGACGAGTTCAGTTCAAAGCCGGCATTCTCGGTATAGGTGACACCACCGGAATAGGTCAGGGCGTCCGAGGTCTTCTCGGCGGAAAGCCCGACGGATATATCGTTGAAGTCATACTTGTGCTCCCCAAAATAGTACTCGTTGTATTTCTCCGAACCAAATCCTACCGAAACCCATGGGGTTAAAGATACTAGAGTCGATGGCTCGGTGTAGGTATAGGAGTAACTGATATTCGAATAGGCTCCCTGAATCTCCGTATCGTAAGCTGAAAAGAGAACGAGGTCTCCCACAGGGGAGGGAATTTCTGAGGATATTGAGACCTCGCGAGTATCTTCGTACTTCGGGAACTGGTATTCCGTAAACGAAAATGTCAGGTTATTGTAAGTATAACCTATAATAAAGTCATGCTCTCCCAGCCTTGGGAGACCGTTGCCCCTGGAGGCCATGGCGATATAGTTCCAGTAGGAAACAAAGAAATCGTTATAGCTCAAAGTGACATCCGAGAACAGGGACGCGTTGGAATCTCCGAGGATTCCCCGCCATATATAGTCACTGGAGACGGTAGTTGAGATACTGCCGGAAATCGGCGACTGAACGGGGAGAGGTTCGGCATCCGGAAGCTGAGCCACGAGCGGCAAGCAGGCCAAGAGGGATAAGATTAATAATTTCTCCATAGTGTTCATTTTTTCTTTAGTTGGTTGTTAAGAATCAAAGTCAACAGCAAAAGGATCGCCAAGGTAGGCGTAGGCATTCGGGACGCCGTAGAATTTCTTCCTAAACGGATAGTAGTAATCCCGGTCAAAGTGCTTACAATAGGAGGTCCACCACAACATGACGGTAGCGGCCCCTATAGTGAACGGAAACGAGGATACGAGATTCGGTACCCCCTTATGCTGATACACCTCCCGTTTATTAAGAATCATCTTGAAGTGAAGCTCCATCCACCGGCGTCGCCACAGATGAGGGACCGTACGGGTCATCCCGTTATCGGTTATGAACTGTAACTTGTAATTGTTACTGAGATAGCCGGGGGTCGCCTTGTCGAATTCAATAGGTGTTCCGCGGTAACCGGATTTGCGAACGAGGGATTCGCGGGGGATCCGGAACTCGGAACAGACCTGGGCGAGCGTTGGCCGGGACCGTTCGACGAAGCGGGAGTAAGCCTTATCCAGTACGGATATGTTATGGTTGGGAACTCCTTTTGGCCTACCCATTCTTATAAGCTGTATTAGTCATTATCCACCCCTCCACCTGGGACACTCTCTTATCCAGGTGTATCAACTTATCCATTACCTTACCATCAATCGTCTGACGCATCTCGGCATTTTCCACCTTTATGGAAACCATGGTCGTACCGATCCAGGCAACGAGCCCCACTATAATCAAAGACGATATTGTTACCGTTAGATTACGTATTGTCGAAAGGGTATCCTCTGCTCCTGATTTACTCATAGGTGTGGGGTATATGGTACATACAGAGGAATAAGTCACTTGAAATGATACCCGTACCGTGGAACACCTCCTCCGGAGCTATAGCTAACTATAACTAAATTCACTTAGGGTTGGAATGGGTGGATAAATGGAAGATTGCAAGAGAAAAGACAAAAAAAGTGAGGCCGGCGACTGAAGACTGCCGCCGGCCCCTATAACAACACAACGAACTACGAGGCAACACAACAACCTCGGAATTGGAAGTTTTCTCCTCTATATATAGATTACTGTCAAGGATGGGTGACTGAAGAGTTTATTCTCCCTGGGCTTCCATCGACTGAAGTTCCGCTGATTCCACGTCCGACATGGCCATCTCTTCAAATTCACTGTAGTCCAGGCTTTTGTTCGTTTCAATGATAGCCCTGTCCATCTTCTCCAGCAGCGGCTTATTGGCGTCTTTGAAGCTGACTACAGTAACTCTCACGTTCAGGTTCTTTTCGACATTCAGATCAAGTGACTTTAAATCCGGCGTCAGCTTATTCGTAAGATACTTGTTAATAGCTAACTTTAAAGCGGGCTCGGTATCCTTCTTCTTGGCGGTCAAAATGAGCTGCTTTATGGGATCATGCTTATGTTCGCGGCACAAGCGGGCGACTTCACTGTTATTTTCGGTGTTATTGAGCGGATTCGGTATATTAGTGAGATGATGGCTGATTTCCGCCTGGTCACTGGCAACCTTGGCAATAATTTCCTTTTTTGCCGCGCTGACTTTCTGGGCTATGGCCTTCCGATGCTTGTTATATTTTATATTCTTCTTCGAAACGACCTTCTGGGCCTTCTTTTTAGCAATAAGGGCCTTCAGGGCCTTTTTCTCCTTACCGAGATTCTCCCGGGCGGACTTTCTTACTTCCATCGGATGTTTGGAAGTAAAAGCCTGATGCTCCAAAAGGGCTACTTTTTCCTCCTGAAGCTCTATTTCCGACTTGACTATTTGAGGTTTCGGGTTCTGGCCGATTTCGGTGTTTTCGGTGTGTTTTTCGTCTGTCATTAGGGCGATTTCGGGTGTTTTACGATGTATTGGCAACATTTTTAAAATTGGCACGGTTTTTGACGGCCAAAAGGGCGGGCTCAAGCGGGCAAAAAAGGCCAAAAGTATTAGAAGTTGGCCAAAAGTATTAGAAGTTGAGTTTCTAAAGTAATACCAATTTTCATTATCGGTGCTATCTGGGAATCAAGGGGTTACAGAAGCGAGTTTTCAAAAGGGCTCAAAAAGGGGTTTGTAAGTGCTTGATAATCAGTAAACAGGGTATAGCGGTGAAAGTAATACCAATTTTGAAAAACGGAGCCCCTTGGTGTGGAAGAGGTTACAGGGATTTTACAAATTTTTTACAATCTGTAACTCGTTGGTAATGTATCTGGAGGACGGAAATTCAAAAGTAATACCAATTTTGAAAAACGGAGCCCCCTGATGGAGAAGGGGATAGAGCTGAAATAGGAATGGTTATCGGAGATGCAAGTCCTTGATACTCGTTCTGGTATTGGCAAAACCCAAACTTTTTTTTTATTTTGGAAAAATTTTGAAAGTAGCCAATACTTTGACGAGTATTAA